CTATCCATGAACTGGCACAAGATGGAACTGTTCTCGAAGTAATTAAACCGGAGGATCACTGATGGGGTTCATCGCAAAAGAGGAATGCGCCTACTGGCGTAGTTGCGGGTGCAACTGCAAAGAAACCTGTCGCTATTCTACGAAGGAGAAGCCAGCCATGAGACCTGAACCAATGATTTTAAAGACAGGAGGGGATATCTATGTACAGCAGATGCAGGCAACGCTGCATGGGGATATTTATATCCTCGGCAATTGCATTGTTGTTGTTACCGTTGGACTTCCAAGATACGGGAAGAAAGAACAGTTCGCTGAAGACGACTTCCTTACGGTTATCGACGTACCAAAAAATAACTACTTGGAACGTCACTACGACACCAGTGTCGGTGGCACCGCAGGTTTTTTCGTTGCAAAACAGTGCGACTGCAGGCTTTCGGACGCCGGTATTCTGCATTGCAGAGAATGGTACCAAAACCACCCGATGCAGTTCGAAAACTACGTGCATAGGTGGAATGGTATCTAAGCTGCCTCTAGCGGAGGGTGGACTTCTGCAATCTGAGGCAGCAGCAAACGACGCCAAATTAACTGCACGCGAAAAGGGATTGCGTAAGCAGTTGATCTAGTCCACAAACAGGCCAGGAGTTATGAGTATAGATTTCTGGCCTGTTTCTAGATTAGATTTTTTAAGGAGATTCGAAATGGATAATGCATCGCAATACCTGATTGAGAAACAACTTCGTGCATTCGGAGTACTAAAAGAGGATGCTGAGCCAGAAGAGGTGTACGATCAGTGTAATCGTGTATATAATATGCTGCCTGCGCCAACAGAATACGTCCTTACTGTTTTCTTTGAGCATGATACGGGCGAACGTAAGTTAGTGTGGAGATTAAAGACTTAAATCCAATTCCCCGACGACCCCTTGACACGGACCCGGCCTTCCTTTAGACTGCGGGTTCTGGCTCGGCAAATTCAGCCCGAAAGTTTTTAACCCCGATTTAATCAACCAAGAAGGAGTACCGCATGAAACTTAAAATCCTTGCTGGCGTCGTTGCTGGTCTGTTCAATGAAGCTGCTGCGGAAGTTACCGCCACTGCTGGCGCTGCTCCCGCCGAAGCTCCTGCCAACAACGGTGCTGCGAAAGTGAAAGAAATCCCGCCTTCGCCGCTGAAAGGCACGATCTTCCGTCCTACGAAGTATTCGTTCAAGAAAGACGAACTGGGCGAGAAGCGTCCGACGGTGGAACTCCTGATTCCCGTTCCCACGATGGAAGGACTCGTGGAAAAGATGCAGGATACTACTCCTGCTCCGGACGGAAAAGGAACCAACGGCGAGAAAGTCCAAGCTCTTGTGCTGGAACTGCTGGCAGATCTCACCGCCGGCCACGGCCGACTGCAAGTTGCGGATGAAAAGAATCCGGTCAACAAGCAGGAAGAACTGGATCTCACCAAGCTCGATCTCACCTACATCGCGAACATTCCGCCTGCGGAGCGTCGTGGTGGTGGAATCAGCAAGGAAACGTGGGAAGCTTTCTTCAAGGATTACGTGGAAGTCATGCAGGCAACCACGGGCAAGAAGAAAGAGCAAGTGGAGAATGCTGCGAAGCTGCTCGTCGCACGTCTCCAGCCGGTCAAGACCCAGAAGAAGATTCTGGAATTCCTGAAAGGCCAGCTGGCTCTCTGGTTCACCAGCACGAAAGAAGAGTCGCGCGAAGAGTTCGCAGAAGTTCAGGAGTTCCTCACCGGCAAGATCGAGGAATTCATGAAGCGCGACGAAGCAGAACTGCTCGCGAATCTGTAAGTCTCCAAGAACCGCCGTGGTGCAGCGGTATATAAATCCTCGCACCTTGGTATCCTCTTAACTGAGGGTATCAACAGCAGGAGTAGGTGCTAGGCGGTTAAGGCGGATAGTTACGAAAAGCCATTAATCCTAGTGATACTCCTGCTGTTAATATCCTCAGCAACCTCTTGGAGATTCACCCTGCAATCCGCATCAATTGTCGTTAGGGGCGGCATAGTTCTCCTAAACGACCCTGACACAAACACCGACATCATCGCCATGACTGCAACCCAAGCAGCATGGCTTTCGTTTTTTCTTCAAGCGCACGTCACTTCGGAGCTGATCGTTCAGCTTCGTCTAGCAGCAACTCACGCAAACAGTCAGTTAATAGATCCACAAGAAGCAAAAACTTTTCCACTCAAAAAGGGGTAAGGGAAAAACAATGAACACGAAACCGCTAGTAATCTATCACGGTAACTGTGCCGATGGTTTCGGTGCAGCGTGGGCAGTTCGTGAAGCACATCGAACTTTCAATCTTCAATATCAGCCGGAAGAATTAGTTTTCCATGCTGGCGTCTACCAGAAACCGCCACCAGATGTTACGGATATGGACGTAATCATGGTGGACTTTTCTTATAAGCGTCCAGTGCTTTTGGAGATGGCAGAGAAAGCGCATTCGATCATTATTCTCGACCACCACAAAACAGCAGAAGCAGACCTTGTTGATCTGCCGAAGAATGTAAATGCTCGCTTCGATATGGAGCAAAGCGGTGCGATGCTCGCGTGGAATTTTTACTTCGCTGGTTCCGGCATTCTTCCGCCACGTCTGCTTAAACACATCGAAGATCGTGATCTCTGGCGTTTCAAGCTGGAGCATACGCGCGAGATTCAAGCTGCGTTATTCTCTTTCCCATATGATTTCGAAGTATGGGATAAACTTATGTTCGATCAGAACTGGAATCCAGTTGCCGAAGGACAGGCTATCGAGCGCAAGCACTTTAAAGACATTAAAGAACTGGTCGCAGTAACCATGCAGTGGTGGGAGATTGCTGGTTATAAAGTACCAGTTGCGAATCTTCCGTATACGTTTTCTTCGGATGCAGGGCACTATATGTGGGAAACAAACGGTGCTCCGTTCGCAGCCTGCTACTGGGACACACCGACTGGACGTACTTTCTCTCTCCGCTCGCGTCCAGATTTTGATTGCTCCGCTATTGCAAAGCAATACGGGGGAGGCGGCCACAAGAACGCCGCAGGTTTCAGCGTAAACAAACAACATCCACTTTCGACGGGGGTCGGGGAAAATGCAAAGGGCGGAACTGCCGTTCTCGGAGATATTCAACAATCTCCTAGCAGGTAAAAAGTTAGTTCTCCATTTCCCGGACGCGAAGGCAGCAGAAACATTTCGCGTCCGGTTGCATCATCACAAAGCAGCACAAGCAAAAACATTCGTTAAGCTCGGACTTGCTTTCGAAGATGAAACAACGTCCTTGCAGTTTAAAGTAAAGCCGGGGGAGAAGGCAGAAGATGGAGTAGTTGCCTTCGTCGCGTTTGTAGCGCCGTCGCCATTGAAAAAATATGCAGTGGCGATAATAGAAGAACAGGATCTAAACAATGGCGCGGAAGTATCAGCCAGTTTGGGTTAGGCTAAAAGAAAGCAAGAACCATATCTGTGTGGTGGAAGTCCACAGGCTTATCGTCGCCCGTGTCGTGAAGGCGGTGATTAAGGAGAAAGATATGGATCTAGCATTCAAGATGGCAAACGAGCATAATCCAGTCCGCTTGGCAGTTCGCAGGATTCCACTGGCAGGCGGCAAGCAAGTTAGGATAGAATTCGAACTGAAATCCAGAGGCTTAGACGAGATACGAAAGGAACCGGAATTATGACAATCGGCGAAGCAATGATTCTTGTATGTGCATTATTCGTAGCACTCGTTCTTCTATCCGGTGGCTGCGGACCGGAGGAATAATGCGAGTAACTAAATATGTTCGTGCGGACGGAGAGAATTGGCAGATGCTAAAGATTCGCTGCTCCGCTCATGTTAGCTACGATCGGCTGGACAAAGCACTGCTGCAGGCTGGTTGGGTACACTGGTCCGGAAAGATCAAGTCGTACTTCGACAAGATGCGAAAGAAAGTAGCAGCCAGCAATCCGGTTAAGTTCCCGAACTGGAAGCAAGTGCAGATTGAATTTGGGAAACCGAATCTGCAGTCGCTGCCGAAAGCGATTCAGGAAGAAAACGAGAAGAAAAATTTAGAAATTATGGAACATGCTGCTTCTTTTGGAGTGGAAGATGCGAACGAAGAGCCCGCAATCTCGAATACACCAAAAGAAGAATCTGCCCTGAACAAGTTCGCTGCAACTATAAAGGCGAGGGAAAAGAAAGATGGTTGACTTCAACAAACTTCTGCAGCAGAGCAGAGAGAAATCCAGTTCTGCTGCAACACCAACAGCAGCGGCAGCTGTCGTCCAGCAAGCACCACAACCAGCGACTAACGCAACGGTTGCTCCTGCTGCGAAACCTGCCGCTGCTCCCGTCGAGAGCCTAGATCTTGGAATGGATTTAGGTATGGATGCAGACGTTAGCACCACTCCGCCTACATCAGGAATCCAACAGGTAGCAAACACATTTAAGGCAGCCGAGCAAAAGCCTGATTCTCTCGGTTCTACCGTCGAATATCCTGGTCTTACCATGCTGCAGCAATCCATTTATTCTCTGGAAGAAGCGCTTAAGTCTGCGCATCCAATGATGGATTCCTTGCTGCAAACAATTCATCGTTCGCTTGGAAAAGATCCGCAGCTAATTCACTTGCTTAAAGAAGAGCAGTGCGCCATTCTTTTCCGTGCATTGCAAAACAAGACGCAGACGAAGATCGTGCAGGAAACGGTTAAGACTGCAAGCAGCGGAAGAAGCAAGCGGCTGAAAAGTATTGGTATTGAAGACCTTTGAAAACAGATCCATTTCCCCCTTTCGGCCCAATCGAGTTGGACGAGTTGCCGAATCTCGCGCAATACAGACACTACTTCCCTCTCGTTCCTGCTCGGTTTACTTTCCCCGACCGTAATCCTTTTGCCTGCAAGCGAGACTGCAAGAAATTCTATGAGCATCATAACAAGGTGCTTTCGTTCGCGCTATACGGGAGTTCGACAAAAGATCCAAGAGTCGTTTGCGCATATGCAGCTTCCTGCGGAACCGAGTTTGCAGGTATTAAATTCCAGTTAAAAGACGGGGAAACGACGGAATCCTTACTCCGGAAAATTGTGCCGGACTTGATTAAGCTATTCGTGGAGGAAGCAATGATGCAGGCTTCGGAACCCGATGCAGAATTTGACTCATGATCCCGAATACGACCGTGCGTTGCGATCTCTCGCAATCCTTTATGTCCGATTCGAAAGACTTCTCTACGTGGATTACATGCGGGGAATTACGTTGCTATCCACCTGGCTTATACCCGCTCTTGAAGAACGAAAGCCGTGCAATACTGGTGCCACCAGACTGGATTCCGCTTGGTATGAATGTGATAGCTACGTCGTCCAACGCTTGTCGCAAATATGGCGACTTGATTATTACGGCGTCCGGTGTTTGCTTGCTTGGGCCAAGTGCGAGGTAGAGAAAAATGATCCATCCAATCCTCAAACTTCTTTCCCATTCTAGTATCCTACTTCTGCACAGCTGCCCGCGAAAGTATCAACTTCGCAAGCTGCGCAATCTTCCTTTGGAGGAATCCGATGATCTTACGTATGGTTCCGCTATCGGCCACGGCATTCAGCAACTGCTCTTGGGACGATCCATGCAGGACGTTTGGCTTGAGATCTTCGTCAAATGGAATATGGATATCCTTGACGATGACGAGAAAACGCAAAGGAAAAGAAAGACCTTATGGCATGCGTTTCACACGCTCAATATCTTTGAGGGTCGCTACAAACAAATCATTCTCGATGAATATGAGGTTGCCAGTTTCAACGGTAAGCCTGCAGTCGAACTTAGTTTCCGCCTCGCTCTGGGGAATGGATTCTTCTACCGGGGTTTTGTTGATGTGGTGCTTATACATCGACAAACAAGGCAACTTGTTGTTCTCGAAATCAAAACAACCGCCAGCAAGTACGTTAGTCCTGCGCGCTTTCAGAATTCAGGACAAGGGTTGGGTTACTCCGTTGTCTGCGATTACATTGCGCGCGGACGGAATGACGTGGAAGGTTCGCACTACAAAGTCTTTTATCTCGTGTTTAAGAGTACCGCCGAAGAGTTCGAACCGTTTCACTTTCCAAAGTCTTACTCGCAACGCGCGATTTGGATAAAGCAGCTGCTGCAAGAAGTAGAACATATCATTGGCTACGATAAGGATGGATTGTGGCCGATGTATGGCGAAAGCTGCGAAGCGTGGGGCAGAGCCTGTGAATTCTTAGGAGTATGTAATCTTAGCGATGAAAGCATACTCGTAGGAACAGTACCAGAACCAAGAGAGGAACCGGACTTCACGTTCGAAATTTCCCTGATGGATTTAATCAACGCTCAACTAGATAGAAATCAGGAGGCAATCGTATTATGACGACAGACATAGTAAAGTTGATGCGACGTATTCCACGGAAGTATCGAGGAACAGTGCGCTCGATTATGAACGTAGTCGATGCACAGGCCGCTTCTCGCGCGCATGAGATAGGTCGGCAAGCTGCAATGAAAGATCTGGCACAGAATGGCCAATTGATCGACTCCGCGATGCTTATGACGTTTCAACGTCTTGGTGATGCGAACGCGCAGATGACAACGTGTTTTGCAGAATTGCTGAAGAAGAGATTGCAGCGATGAAACTTACTTCTATCGACTCCACTGCTTGGGCACCGCAGCGCGTCCTTGCATTCGGTGATTCCAAATCCGGCAAGACTACGCTGGCTTCACTGCTCGCGCGGAAGTTCCGACTTAAGTGGCTGGATCTGGAGAATGGTTTTAAGCCGCTGCTAAAGCTTCCGCAAGAGCAGCAGGCGAACGTCGAACTATATCCGATTCCGGATACTACTTCCTATCCAATCGCAATCGAAACGCTGATGAAAGTAGTTACCGGCGTTAAGTGCGACATCTGCTCGCGTCACGGAAAAGTCGATTGCGGTTTGTGCAAAGCTGCATTCGCAAAGAAAGAAATCGAAGCAGAATATTTCTCCACGCTGAACCTGCGAGAGATGACGAAGGAAGATGTGCTCGTCGTCGATTCGCTTACGCAGCTTGGAATCTCTGCCATGAACCGAATCATTCACGGCAAGCCGGAAGAATACAAACCGGACTGGGATGACTACCGGCGGCAAGGAACAATGCTGGATCGGGTTCTGTCCAGTGTGCAGCAGTCTTGGTATCACGTGGTTTTCATTAGTCACACCACGCAAGCCAAGCTGGAAGATGGAAAGACCAAGCTGGTTCCAGTCTGCGGCACGGACAACTTCTCGCGAAACGTGGCGAAGTATTTCGATCACGTAGTTTACTGTGAAGTCGGAACCGGGAAGCATAACTTTGGCAGCAGCACAGTGTTTCGTCCGCAAGTGCTAACTGGCAGTCGGACAGATGTGGCGTTGGAAAAGATAGAAAAAGATGTAACACTGCTGCCGATTTTCGAGAATCCTACTGCGAAGCCGAACACCGCAGCAGTTACGCTGGCATCGGCTACTGCAAAGGCAGCGGAGCTTGCGAAAAAATAAAGCAGTTTCTATTAGTTTAATCTTGGAGAGGGGAAGGGAAATGGTTAACACCGTTGCAGATGAAGTAAGGGAACTGGCAAAGGAAGAGGAAGAAGAAGTAACGCTGGAGAATGGCGACGTATTCGATGCGCGAGGCAAGCACATCGGTACGATCGAAGTTTTCCACATCATCGAAACGGAGAAAGCTTTCCAGATGCAGGTTCTGGTGGACGGTAAGTTCTACGTTTACCAACTGGTTAGCATCGAGAAGGCGGAGTTCAAGGAATGATTAGCACCTTAGTTGGGAACGTCAAGATCGTTGCTCTCTCCGGACTTCCGCGCTCCGGAAAAGATACAATGGCGGACGAGCTTGTAAGGAATTACGGCTATACGAAGTTCTCGTTCGCCGAGCCGATTTACAAGATGCTGAACACACTTCCGTTTCTAGAACACATCCATTCGCAGATGAGTGGAGAAGAGAAAGAGACACCGAAAGCTTTCTACGGGAAGTCTCCGAGAGATATGCTGCGCACCTTAGGTACGGAATGGGCGCGGAATCATGTTTCTCCGGACGTCTGGATCTGGATTCTGCAATACAAGCTGGAAAAGAAATACGACATTCTGCGTCAAGGGAACTATGTAATTACCGATCTTCGCTTCCCGAACGAAGCAGTTTGGGTGCGGAAGATGGGAGGACAGATCGTTAGAATTCTGCGCGGGCATTCGTTGCAAGCATCGGATCATGTTTCCGACGCAGGATTTCCGATGCTGATTTCGGATGCAACTATTGGCAATGACGGAACGCTGGAAGAGTTTCTCCGTCGTGCAGCAGAAGTAGATTCAATGGCAGAAAACGCCCGAGAGTCTGCCCGAAGCCGAGCGGCTCAGTAACTCGGCAAACCTCGATCGAATCACTCGATCATTTCGTTCTAAACTTAAGGAGAAGTTACTATGCAAAAGAAATTGCTTGCTCTCGCCATCGGTCTTGCGTTCGCTGCTCCCCGCTTTGCGGTGGAAGGCGGTACGGCAGGGTTCGATATTCTCAACGGTACGCTGGACGATCTGGAAGACCTGCCTGAATTCAAGGCGTTTCCTTCCGGTGCTTACATCGTCGAGCTTCCGGATGGGATGGAGGAAAAGGAAATCGCAAAGCATCCTGCCGTTGCCATGAAAGTGAAGCATCTGGAAACGAAGGAACTTTCCGATCCGAATACTCCGGTAGAAGAACAGGCGAAGCCTGGGGATCAGGGAGACATCGCATTCATGCTGGACAACGAAACCGGCAGAGGCTTCCTGAAGCTTGCGCTGAAAGCTGTGCGCGAGAAGTTCCCGGCAGCTGGCAGCAATCGCGAACTGATGGCACTGACGAAAGGTGTGCAAGCACTGATCGTTGTGAAGCGGACTCGCGACGAGCAGAAGCAGCGCAACTACATGAATCTCGTGAAGATGGCGCTGATCTAGGAGAAATCCTAGCGTAGTAAACAACCCCGCGCCGTAACGTGGGGTTTTTCTTTTTAGAAACCTAGAGGGAAGGGAATCGAAATGGCAATTACGTTAAAAGCATATGAGCGCGATGATGTAGTGGACGCAGTAAACAATCTCGCGTTTGCTATCAATGTCTGGGCGCACGGTAAAGGTTTCTGGAATGTACCAAAAGGTGCAACTCCGGAAGATGATGAGCAAATCCTGCGCCTCCAGAAAGTAACGAAGAACGCACTTGTTGTTACTGAGCTTTCAGAACAGGTAGAGGCAATCCGTAAACCGAATACTGCATCGGGCGTCGAAGGTTTTACTAACGAAGAAGAAGAACTTGCAGATGCAATCATTCGCGCGCTGGACTATGCTGGTGAATTCAGAATGAACATCGGTGAGTGCATTCGTCGCAAGATGCTTGTGAACGAAGGTCGTCCGTACCAGCACGGCGGAAAGAAGTTCTAAGAAGAATCTAGCCTGTGAATTTCCTGCTTCAATGCACCCAAGAGGATCGGACTTTCTTACCTGTCCTCAAGGGTGCAGGTATTTTCGACGGTCACAAAGTTTCGCTGAACGACTCGAATCCGAATACGATTACGGAGATAGAAATGCGCGCTCTAGAAAAGGGCGCCAAGGCCGTACTCGTTACAAATCAAAAAATTCTTGCACGACTCTTGGGGAGGGTGGAAGATGCGAAGCAGCCAAGCATTGACGATTATGCTGGTAGCGTTATACAGCGTGGTGGTTTTGAATATCTTATTCTTAATCCTGTGGAACATCTCGTTAAAGTTCCATATGGAAAATTCCTTTATAACCGATACATTTCGAAACTTACCAAGCCAGCGGACTGGTTCCCAACCCCTGACTTCTCTTGGGAGGTTGCTACTCCAAGCAGGTTGGATTTTCTATTTCGCGAGTTTGCTAAGTGTTCCTATATCGCTGTGGACATCGAAACTGTCGAACAGGACTTGGCGATCACTTGCGTTGGGTACTGTGGTATATGGTTCGATCCTGCCAGTAACCGCATCCGTTTCCACTCTATCGTAATTCCATTCGACAGTGAATACAATCGAACGTGGGTTAAGAAATTCAATCTGCTTTCTGTCCCGAAGATTTTCCAGAATGGAAAGTACGATAATAATTACTTTCTCCGGTGGGGATGCCCAATTTCGCATTGGAGATTTGATACTGCTCACCTTTTCCACAGTTGGTACAGTGAGCTACCAAAAGATCTCGCGTTCCTCGTGGGCTTTCTCGTTGGTAAATGGGAATTCTGGAAGTCCGAACGCCACGTACCTATCGGTAGTTACGAATATTTCCGATACAACGCTAAGGATACATTCACTACCGCGTTGGCTTTCCTGGGTATTATGCGAGAGTTACCGGATTGGGCGCGCCGTAACTACTGCATGGAATTCCCTCTTGTCTTTCCTTGTGTGGATTCGGAACTAACCGGGCTAAAACTCCATGCCGCCAACTTCCAAAAACTTCGAGACCACATCGAAGATAACCTGGCAACTAAGCTTACCAAACTTCGAGCCTGTCTCGGAGAACCTAACTTCAATACCAACTCTTCCCAACAAGTCGTTCGACTTTGGAAAGTTCTTGGATCTGGCGATATTACAAGTAGCAATACTCCCGCCAGGGACAAAGTTAAGAATCGCCATCCCCTCAACCAGTTTATCGTTGATCAAATCGAAGCAATTCGAAAAGACCGCAAACTCCTTAGCAGTTACCTTAAGGATGGAATCACTCTTCACGGACGAGTGCTTTATCAGCTTAATCCGCACGGAACAGATACCGGACGGTTGGCTTCTAAGGAATCTCATTTCTGGTGCGGAATTCAGATTCAAAACATACCACGAGATCGCAAGGACATTATCTATAAGGCAGTGTTCGAAGCAGATCCTGGATTCGAATTAGGGGAGGCAGATTTTGAACAAGCGGAATCTCGAGATACGGCTTACATTACGGGCGACGAATCACTTATCGCTGCCGTGGAAGGGGGAAGAGACTTTCATAGTGTCAATGCCTCTGCCTTCTTTGGCGTACCATACGAGAAGATTATGGGTCCCGATGGTGAGACGCTTGATAAGGAGCTTAGAGACTTGTCTAAACGAGTCAACCACGGGGCGAATTACAACATGGGCGCCGGGGTACTCCTCGATACAATGGGAATTAAGAATGTTCTGCGAGCCAAGCAGCTTCTTAAACTTCCGGCGAAATGGACTCTTAAAGAAGTCTGCGAATACCTGCTTTCCTGTTTCGATAAAGCGTATCCGCTAATTCGCAGTTCGGAACCCGGCGGCTCCCATCACTGGATTAAGTATCAGGTTAAGACGCAGCGTAAACTGGTAGGGGCAACTGGCTGGACACGGTATTGCTTTTACGATCCGAGCAAATCAAAGACGTCGCTAAATGCATATGCTGCGCATCCGCCGCAAAGCCTAAACGCGATGACTCTAAACAAAGCTTACATGAGGGTTTTCAATGAGGTTCGTTTGCGGTATCCAGAAGACTTCAAACTCTGTGCTCAAATCCACGATAGTATTCTTTTTCAGTTCCGGATCGGGAGAACCGATCTTGTTCGGGCTGTTCGTGAATGTATGGTTATTCCTACTCCTGTTACTGATATCCGGGGTAAGACTCGTACTTTAATTGTACCTGCTGCAATCAAAACCACAATCGGACAAAAAGAAAAAACGTGGGCCAACGTAAAAACGTTCAAAGCCTAGAGGGGCGACTTGGGGAACTTGGAGAATGACGAATGAATCCTTCGTGGACTTTTATCTCCACTACAGGAAAGAGACTGAAGCCCCTTACAACTTCCATCGTTGGTGCGCTCTGTCAGGAGTCGGGGCAATTCTGCGTAGAAATTTTCGCCTTCAGTTCGGATCGTCTTATATCTATCCAAACCTTTACATCATGCTCGTCGGAGAAAGCGGAAGTAGGAAAAGCGTTTCGATCCGTTCTTTTGCCAAAGTTCTCCGTGGTGCGGGCTATACGGATATCGCTGCAGACAAAACAACAAAGGAGAAATTTCTTCTGGATCTACAGGGCGACAGCGAAGATCTGCTATCTGATGATCCCAGTCGTAGACGAACCAGCTATGATCGAACCACAGCAGAAAATCTATTCGGCGCTGACGAAGTGGACGACGGAGAGCCCCGATCCGTCCTTATCGCAGCTGATGAGTTCAATGATTTCATAGGAATTGGCAACCTTGAATTTTGCAGTACTCTTGGACAACTCTGGGACTACGAAGGTGTTTATAAAAGTCGCATCAAAAATGGTAAGAGTGTGGCCATCCCAGATCCCACCATCTCCATACTCTCTGGAAACACTGCTCAAAACATCGCCACTGCATTCCCGCCAGAAATCATCGGGCAGGGATTTTTAAGCCGGTTGCTATTCATCTACGGAGAACGAAGTGATCGCAAATATACGATACCGCCCACTCCAAGTAAGGAAGCTACAGAGAAAGTCATCCTCTTTCTTAAGGAGATCGAATCACGCGTCCGAGGGGATGCGACGATTGAAGCAGACGCTTACAAGATGCTCGATGCAATCTACAAAGGGTGGGATGATCTTCCTGATGTTCGATTTAGGAACTATTCTACGCGGCGATTCACGCAGCTTCTCAAACTTTCGCTTATCTGTTCGGCTTCAAGGCTTTCTACATCCGTCTCCGCCACTGACGTTATCCGTGCGAACACTTACTTATCTGCCGCTGAGCATAATATGCCAAAGGCTCTTGGCGAATTTGGGAAGGGAAGACACTCCGCCGTATCAGATAAGGTTATGCGAATACTTTCTACGGCGACTAAGCCAATCGGTGTTCGCGACCTCTGGAAAGAAGTACAGAGAGATCTTGAAAAACCGGCAGACCTTGCGGTAGTAATGCAGAGTCTGGAGCAGGCAGATAAGATCTTTACTGCAAGGATAGATGGAAAACCGGCAGGCTGGTTGCCAAAGCCGGGAAAGAGAAGAGAAGAACAATTCGTAAACTGGGAACTGCTCACTGAGGAAGAAAGGAAATTACTATGAGAATTGATGTGCTGGATGGTGGATACGTGCAGCTGATCGAAGCATACGGGGTCGGCAAAGAGGGCCGCCTAGAGTATGAAGACGGTGTTGTAAAGTCCACTGATTTCGAAGTCGGAATCATCGAAGCTGCCAGAATGTCTACTGGCAGAGGTTTCAACGGTTGGGAGCAAGACGAGAAACTGCTGAAATTTCTTTACGCCAATCGTCATATGTCTCCGTTCGAAATGGCAGGAATGATCGTAGAGGTCAAAGCACCGATCTTTGTATTCCGCGAATGGCATCGGCATCGGACGCAAAGTTACAACGAAATGAGCGGACGGTATATTCCACTGCCGGACGAAAACTACCGGCCGTCTAGCGAGCGTCTAATCGCGTCACAAGCCGCTACATCGAACAAGCAGGCGCAAGGAACATCCGGGTTCGAGATGACGCCGGACAGCGTACGACAGGATCTAGAGGTTCTGGATGCCGTTTATAATCACGCGCAGGAAAGTTATCAGTATCTGCTTAAGCGGGGATGGCCGAAAGAACTGGCTCGCCTGGTTGTTCCAGTTTCTCGGTATTCCCGTATGCGTGCTCATGCCAATCTTCGCAATTGGTTGCAGTTCCTTACTCTGCGTATGGACCCTGCTGCGCAGTGGGAGATTCGCCGGTATGCGAATGCTGTGGGAGCCTTGATCGAAAACTTCTTTCCAAAAACCTGGAACGCATACATACTCGCCAGATGATTCCAACTACTTACCAATCAAAACCAGATAGAGACTGGAAGCGTTGGGTCGGTGGGAATGTAACTCCTGCCGACCTGCATCGCTATCGTCCAGACAATGAATATCTTTTTATTAATGGGATTATGGTCTACGCATTGTGTTTCGTAACTGACCAGAATCCTGCGTTAATCTGGAATTGCAAAACAGGCTGGCAGACGAAAGGAATGCTCTAATGGCGTACCATGAAATGCTCCCGCAGGAGATACTTGATCTCCAAAAGGAATTAAAAAACTGGCCGATGATTTCCGCCGAAGCGCAAACTGGTGGGAGTTTTTCGGAGTGTCTGGGAATGATTGCAGCAAGACTGGGAATCTTGCTGGATGGCACCTACGATCCGCTCGACCTCTGCAAGATGCTAACGAAAAAGCTTTACGAGATGCGGACGACTACGATCTATGTGCCTTCTAAAGAATTCATCGACGTTCGAATTAAGGAAGGCAGCAATGAAGTTACTATTGAACGGGTGCCACTTCCGTCGCCGAAGCCGGAAGATTCGTAAAGTCCTGCAGCTGCTCGCCGCCCATAATTTTCATCATGTTCTGATTCAAGGGAGATTTCATTGAACGATAGATTTTGTTCGCCGTGCTTTGATTTGCATCACGGGTCCACTCAATCATTTTTCGAGAGAAATTCTCAATTCGACCACCTGATGCTGCGTATCGGGCCGAAAAATTTTCTAGTTCTTCCCCTGTCAGCTCGCGGTTCCCAACTAACGCTGTCTTCACAGCTTCTCCTAACTGCTGAATGCGAGCAGTGTCTTTCGCCTGATACGCTGTCTTACGATAAAGCGCGTCTAGGGTCACTGCTTCGTCTAGTGGTCGGGCACCAAGAATTCTTGATGCTGAGGCTATAGATGCCCAGTCGTTTGCAGCAGAGATTAGAGAGCCTTTCGACGTTGTTGTGTATCCTTGAACAACTTGAGCTAAACCCGTCAACGGACGAGATAGACCATTATGTTCAAGTCCTTGAAGCAACGTCTCGGAGAGTTTGCCGCCATCTTTTACGCGAGCACCGACATCAATTAGATTCGATACAAATCGAATTCCTGCTCCGATGGCTGGAAATTCAAGGGGATTCACAGGCAAGATCGTTATTTGGCGCGGGTTGATATCGCCCCGTGAATACAGACCAGTGGAAAGAAAGTTTGATACTGAACCATACAACAGCCAATCGCCAAGCTTCTTGTCAAAGAACTGTGGCACCTGACTGTAAAAATCCATGTGACTGGGATTATTGGCTGCATTCCCTACGATATGTGTATTCACTGCCTGGAAACCCGGTATACCTTGCAGTCCAAACAAGCTGCCTTGAATGCCGAACAAAAGTGCGGTGGGTAATTTCTCCTTGTTCTCCACCATCCGAAATACTTGCTGGAGCAGGTTAAACTGGTATGTCTGGAACAATCCAACTGCTTGTCCTATTGGCCCCTGAAATGCGATCGGCCGTTGCGCGGCAATGTAATTGCCATGTACACGGTTTACGAATGTCCGTATATTATCATCCAGAGACTGGCCGGTGTGGCCCAATGCTTCGAAGAGCTGTCGTCCCGTATCTGACGCTACAAATCGAACGAATTCTTCCGCCCAGTCGGAGCGAGAAATTTTCACTCCGAGTTTTACGGCCTTTTCGCCTGCCTCTTCTAACTTTTTTATTGTTGGATTTGCCGCTATTGTCAGATGGTCGAGCATCTCGTGATACTCGCTGGACAGTTCCCTCACCGTACCGAGTTCGCGGTACTTCTTCAATAGAGCTTCTTTCTCTGGACCGAAGAAGTTTGCAACGGATTGATAGAGAACTTTCGAATACGCAGGAGCAACTGCCCCATCCGCCCGACCTGGAATCTCAGTCGTTAGTAAGGCTCGTAGAGCTGGGTTGTTTTTCACGCTGGCAAACTCAGCGGTCAATAGAACCGGAGTCGATACCACATTTATGAGGGTTTGAAATGCGTCTAAACGAAGAGTTGTTGCGGCAAGCACTGAATTCGCTTTCTGAACAAAGCGAGAAAGGACAGGTTGTAGCGGTAGACGAGTTGCTTCTTTATATGCTTCTAGGTGATTTAGAGTCCGTTCATACGGATTACCCAGACCGAATTTCTGTGTTAGCTGCACTGCCTGCTCGTAAGAGATCAAACCTTTATCGGCTTGCCCGAGCACTTCCTTTGCCGTGCGGAATGCAGTGGAAAAGAACGCTTCAAGCTTCTCGTTTGCGTCTTGCCAAAGTCGGTATTCTTGCTTTTCCGAAACATTCAAAGCAGTCTTGATATACTGCGTAAATGGATCAGCGACTTGTCGAAACAGTCTGCCGGCGACTGGCCCAGTCTGAGAAGTTTCCACTTCTACAAACTTCTTTCCTAGAGCACGCAATTCGGCGAACAATTGAGCGTTTCCAAGCTCTACAAAGTTCCGAATCTGTCGCTCTTCTTGGCGGATATGCCAGTCAAAATATTCCTTTATCGACGCTTCTCCACGAACATTCGGGAGAACGTCAGATAGAATCCCTTTTTTGCGAAGAGTTGAATCTACCGCAGATTCTACGAGATTCATAGAATAATCGTAGTCGCCAAGGGCTTCGTGATAGTCTTTGGAAGTACCTTTGAACGAGATTCGATACTCGTCCCCGAGCAGTGCGACTTTCTTTGCAAGACCCTCTGCAGAATCCGCGACGATAGCAGCCGCGTCCGAAGTACCAAATCCACGACCTTCAATTTCTCGAACGATTGCGACATACTTCATCCGGGTAGTATCCACCGGAGGAAAGTAAACTGTGCCGAGATCGTAAGAATCCCGAATTCCTTGCGCTGCCTTCCAGTTATTTAGATGAACTAGACGCTCGTCGTTGAGTTCAGTGGAGGTGCGAAGGAATTGAGCGACTTTCGGATTGAGTTCGTAGAAAGTATAAGCAGCGATCGGACCTTGGCCCGGAGGTTGTACGCCTTTCTCCGAAACACTACCCTCCATCATCTTCTTCGCGCGAGCACCCGGAACCCAGTTATAGGTATCCGAATCTTTCGCTGGCATAAAGTTCTTATTCCAGCCGATTATCTGACCAGTTTTAGGATCACGACGAAGAGATTCTTTAAGAACAATCGTATCCGGAGAAACACCGTGTTGCTCTGCTAGTTCGCGCGGAAGAAACGCATACTGGCGAGCAATACGACGACCGACGTTGGTGAGAACAGCTAGTTCTGCAGCTGCAAGTTCATCGGACTGCAGAGCAAGCATTTCGTTGGAGAAACGATCGGAGACGTAGGATCTACGTTCCTGCATCTTTGCAGCAACGGCGGCGCCAATGGCTTCCATCTTCTGCGCGAGAGTTCCGTATTCTGCGTTGGAGAACGAAAACGCTCCGGGACCAGCACCGAGAATATTGGAAGCGGAAGATTTGTTCGGTGCAATGAATTTCTGCCAGTCTACACCGAAGTAGTTGGCAACTGCATTCAGCGCTTGGTCTTGCGCCATGCCGATTCTATACTGCACGTCGATAAGCCCGCGAAGGATATTCCCTTCCTGCACCGCAGTATCGCCAATATTGTATTCCAGCTTAATCGTATTCGTGCGAATGGATTCTTCGATCGGCTTCAGCCAGTCCGGAACATTATTGCGAGCAACATCCTTACCGAGTTCGGTAGCATCTTTAAGACCGTTTTCCAGATACTGCATCTGCACGTTTGCTTTGATTGCAACCGCTTCGGCATCTACTTTCTTGCTTCCATCTCCAAGAAGCTCGGAGATAACTTCATCCTTTTTACGGCGAAGGTACGCGCCAAAAGCGCCTGGATTCCAGTTTTCGGCAGTTACTTTCTCCAGCTGTCCGTCGGCATTGCGAATACGGAGGTTCCAATCTTTCCACGTAGCGGATTCGGTAGTACGCATCTTTTGCAGAATGACTTCCAACATCGGAAGATCGTTGTGATTTACGATATCTCCGGATTGGATTCCCCTTGCCCGCGCCCAGACGTATCTGGCGTTGGCATCGAGGGAGCTGGCATCGTGATAATTGAAACCAGATTCAACAGTTTGATGGCTGCTAAAGTTTCCGACACGGATTCCGGTGACTTTTCCAGCTGCATTATGGTGGAGAAGTTCGGACAGCTTTTCACCGTTAATGGGAGCAAGGTCGCCAAGGACTGCGTACGCACGGTTGCGCACTTGTCCAGTGCGAACGTTGAAATAGAGCGGGGCACCATGCACAATATCTTTCGACTCAACTTTGCCCTCCTTGCGAAACTTAATTTCATCCGCCTCGGAGAGGATTCTGCTTTCTCCCGGACGAGGAACACGGACAAGGTTGGAAGACTTGGGATTTACATGCCAGTGAAGATTGGAGTCCAGAAAAAGATCTTCACCAGCTTTGAATGCTTCGCCGGGAGAATTGTATTTAGGTACTTTACCGAATTCAGATTCCAGCATATC